TTAGTATGGGACGGCACGCAGAGGCTGGAACGTCAGATTATCGACTATGCCGGAGCGGAAGATACACCGCTTAACAGAGCCATGACCCGAAAGCATTTTACCGCCGCCGTGTCGCGTATCATGCAGCCGGGGTGCAAATATGACTACTGCCTAATTATCGCCGGCCCGGAGGGCGTGGGTAAATCTACGCTTTTCGACATAATGGGAGGCGAATGGTTTAACGACAGCCTCACCACCACCGAGGGCAAAAGCGGCATGGAGCAGCTACGGTGCGGCTGGATAATCGAGTTAGCCGAACTATCGAGTATCAAGCGCAGCGACGTGGAGCAGGTAAAGAACTACATAACGCGCCGCGATGATATTTACCGCGCCGCATACGGCACAGTCGTAGAACGGCATCCGCGCCAGTGCGTGTTTTGTGGTACTACGAATGAGCGGTATTTTCTCAAAGGTGATACAGGAAACCGCCGATTTTGGGTAATAGCCGTTAATCAAGAGCTGCGCAAATACCCCGACTATACCGAGGCACTTATACGCGACCGAAACCAGTTATGGGCGGAGGCTGTCGAGTATTGGAGGCAGGGCGAAAAACTATATTTGCCGGGCGATTTGGAAGCCGAGGCACGCCAGCGACAAAGCCAGTACAATGACGACAACGACGACCCACTGCGCGATATGCTCACCGTGTTTTTGGATATGAAATTACCTGCCGACTGGGACAGCTGGGAATTAAACCGCCGCCGCGCCTATATCAAGAACCCCGACCCACTCGACGAGGTAGGGGTATCGCGCCGTGACCGTGTTTGTGCCGCTGAATTTATCTGCGAGAAGATGGGGCGCGAAATGTCGGATAAGGAATATAAGTATTTATCGCGCCGGGTCTGCCGCCTGTTAGATGAAATGGGCTGGGAACGCCGTAGCGGTGTGCGCTACATGGAAAAACTGTATGGGCGGCAAAAGAGTTTTGCCCGACCTCTAAAAGACAGCGTAGATGATGAGGGCGACATATAGATTTTTGGTAACTGAAACCGAGTTACCACCCGGCGAAAACTTAGTTACCAAGAAAAGGCGGTAATGGAAACACGGTAACTGGCAACCGAGCAAAAAGGTTTAGTTACCACGTTTAGTTACCACGGAAAAGCCAAGAAAATAAGGCATTTACGCTATATGGTAACTATGGTAACTTAAATATATGGCTAATTAGTAAAGTAATGTTTTTATAGACAAAAATAGAAAAAAGTAGTAATTACATAATCCCGAAATGTTCCGCGTGCGTGTGTGCGCGTGCGTGAGGGCAAAAATAGTACAGCAATGGATAAACGGAGCATCGAAAATATAACCCATCATGCCGACGTATCGGAAAAGTCGATAGAGCGGTATTTAGTGGAACAGGCTAAACAAAATGGTTTGCCCTGCCTCAAATACTCTAACCCGAATATGGTAGGCTATCCCGACCGCCTGTTAGTGCTTCCGGGCGGCGGCGTGATTTGGGTAGAACTGAAAAGCAAAGGACGGAAGCCGACCAAAATACAGCAAATACGCATGACCGAACTAAACGGCATGGGTCATTTGGTTAAAGTGATAGACAATAAACCCGACATCGACGAACTGATTAAATTAGCCAAACAATGATATACAAGCCATACGAATACCAGCGCACTGCGATGCAATGGATATTGGATAATCCACGCTGCGGTCTGTTTCTCGACATGGGGCTGGGTAAAACCGTATCGACACTGACAGCACTACAGGAACTAATCGACGAGTGCGAGATTAGCCGCACACTGGTAGTAGCCCCGAAAAAGGTAGCTGAAACCACATGGACTACCGAGGCGGCAAAATGGAACCACCTGCAAGGCATGAGGGTGGCAAAGGTCATGGGTACGGAAAAACAGCGCAAATTAGCATTAGCCGAAAAAGCCGACATCTACGTTATCGGGCGTGATAACTTTGTATGGCTGGTAGGTCTGTACGGCGGTCAGCTGCCATTTGATGTTTTGGTTATCGACGAGCTGACCAGCTTCAAAAATTCCAAGTCGCAAAGGTTTAAGGCTATGCGCATCGCCACGCCGACAGTAAAACGTGTAATCGGTCTGACCGGCACACCTGCGCCTAACGGTTTAATCGACCTTTGGGGGCAAATGTACTGTATCGACATGGGCCAGCGTTTAGGTAAATCCGTATCGAAATACCGCGAAAGTCACTTTGAAACCCACAGCTGGAATAACATAGTAGTGCGGTGCGACGTAAAAAAAGGACATGAGGATATTATACGCAACAGTATAGCCGACATCTGCCTAAGTATGCAAGCAAAGGACTATTTGCAGTTACCCGATTTGATGATGCACACCGTACCTGTCGAGCTGTCACCGGCCACCATGACTGCCTACAATAAGTTTGAGCGCGAAAAGGTGTTGGAGTTCAAACAGGAGCATGAGGGCGAGCCGGCCAATATTCTGGCTAATTCTGCCGCCGGGCTGATGAACAAGTTAGCCCAGTTCGCCAACGGCGCTGTATATGATGAGGACAGGAACATACACGAAATCCACAGCGAAAAGGTGGATAAGTTAGCCGAGATTGTGGAAGCGGCCAACGGTAGCAGCGTTTTGGTTTTCTACCAGTTCAAACACGACATACCGCGAATAGCTAAAAAACTCAAAGGCTATAGGGTGGAAGTCTATGAGGGTGAAAAGCAGCTGTTGGACTGGAACGCCGGAAAGATAGATGTGCTGCTGGCTCACCCGGCGAGTACGGCCTACGGCCTCAATATGCAGCAGGGCGGCCACTACATAGTTTGGTTTGGTACTGGCTGGGACTTAGAACTATTCCAACAGGCTAACGCCCGGTTGCATCGACAAGGACAAAAGCACCCTGTAACTGTGTACAAACTAATCGGGGCGCATACTGTAGATGAACGCGCCAGCGCGTCACTTGAAAATAAAAAGGTCAAGCAGCAGAGTTTGTTAGACAGCCTTAACTACTTAATACGCAAACATACAAATGGCTAAAGATAAAGACTACATAAAGCTGATACATACGCCACGGTGGTTAAGACTGCGGCGTGATACCCTGACGGCTCACCCACTTTGCGAGAGGTGCCAGGCAGAGGGTTACATAACCCCGGCGACCGAGGTACACCACCGCAAGCCGGTGGAGTATGGAATAAACTACACCGAGAAATACAGGCTTATGTATGACCCTAAAAACCTGTGCGTCCTGTGCCATGACTGCCACGTTAAGGTACATACCGAGATGGGACGCAGCGGCAAGGAAGCGACCCGACGACGCAACGCCGAACAGGTGGCCGGGGTAGTTAAAAAATTTTTTGGTGACTGAAAGAGGGGGGGGTGCTTTTTTAAAAGGGGGATACCCGTACCTAAACCTCGCCCCAACCTTTGTTTGTGCGTGAGCGATTTTTTCAATTTAAGCAAATGCAGTAAAATTAACAAATATGGCGAAAAAAGTTAACGAATATAAAAAAGACATAGAAAAAGCCCTAAAAGCCGCTAACAAATATAGCCGAAGTTTAGGCGCACAAATTTTGTCGCTGGCTGGCGCATTGCGCACGCTCGATTTGGCTAACGACGAAATAGACGATTTGGATAGCACCACCATACCGGCTACGTCACGATATGGTAACGAAACACTGGTACCTCACCCGGTTTTCAAAATCCAAAAGGACGCGCAGGACAGTGTGACCCGACAAATGAAAGCGTTAGGACTGACGGCCGAGGAACTGACCGGCACCGACGAGGACGACCCACTGATAGACCTAACCAAAAAGGTTAAGAACGCAGGACGCAAAAAGCCCAATATCATAAAACGTAACACCGAGCCGACCGAATGACAGAGGAAGAAAAAGACCTACTAAGACAGGCAAAAAAGGACGTGACGGCGCAGCTTGCCGCCGTGCCTATAGTCGATTATCGGCTGTGTGAAGTTGACGCACGGCTGGAGCAATACGTTACCGAGGTGGCCCAGCACCCGGACGCGCACAACCTCTACGAACAGTTAGCGGTTATGCGCTTTTTCCGTATGGCCGACAAATACGGCGTGAACGCGACCGAGGTACAGCGGTTTTTCACCCTGTACGAAAATCTGCATTTTCCGGGTAAAACCGGGCTGCGAAAGTATGCGCTGACCCCGGTGCAAACTTTTCAGTTTGCCAGTATCTACGGCTTTTGGAATGGCGACCGCCGCGTAGTGCGTGAGGCTATTTTGTTTGTTCCGCGTAAATTTAGTAAAACCACGTCGAGCGCATCGTTAGCCATCGACGATTTGCTATATGGTGACGCAAACGCCGAGAGTTACACCGGGGCTAACAGTAACGACCAAGCCAAAAAGTGTTTCGACGTGATACGCGGTTGCATGAGGAAATTAGACCCCAAAGAACGCCGCTACACGGTCAATGAGCAGACGATTAAAAGCAAGCGTAAAGACCGTAACGCCTTTGCGCAGTGTCTAACGGCCAACGCTCGGACAAAGGACGGTTTGAACGCCAGCACGGTTATTATGGACGAGTTCAGCCAGGCACGCGACAACAGCCTGTTGACCGTGCTTACTACGTCTATGGGTGTGCGCGATAATCCGCTAACTGTGATTATCACCACCGCCAGCGACGTTTTTGAGGGGCCGTTTTATGAGATGCTACAGGGCTATAAATCGGTGCTGCTGGGTGAGTTTGAGGACGACAGCCTGTTTGCGCATATCTTTGAGCCGGACATAGACGACCCCGAAGAGGCAGAAGCGACATGGCGCAAGGTGCAGCCGCACATGGGCGTAACGGTCAGCATGGAGTTTTACCGACAGGAGTATAAGAACGCCCGGCGTAACGGTGCTGATGCTATGCTGGCGTTTCGTACCAAGTTGCTTAATATCTTTGCCGAGAACCAACGGCGCAGCTGGATAAGCAGCACACTGGCCCGGAGTATCGCCCGGCCTATGCCGCTGGATGCCATCACCGGCCGACCCGACGCGATGGTGGCTATAGACCTGTCGGAAAGCGACGACTTTAGCGCGGTAACTATGGGTATGTATGATATGGCGCGCAAAAATTTTCATTTTCACACCGCGTATTTTTTCCCGGAGGGCGCATTAGATGGACACCCAAACGAAAGAATGTACCGTGCATGGGCTGAAAAAGGCTATTTGATTTTGACCGAGGGCGAGGTTATCGACTACCGCGCAATCGTAAACTATGTGCTGTATCTTAACAAAGTGGTGCGCATTTTGGGTATCGGTTACGACCCGTGGAAAAGTTTGGAGGTAGTAAATATGCTGGCGGCTTCCGGCGCAGATAACGTGCTGTCGGGAGTCAAACAGACCTATGGCAATTTCACCGCCCCGGTAGAAAGTTTTGAGCATGGAGCAAAAACCGGGCATATATTCATAAACGACAACCCGATTAACTACTACTGTTTCGGTAACGCCGTTTTAGATACCGACAAACTGGAGAACTGCAAACCCATCAAAAGAAAGCAAACGCAAAAAATAGACGGCGTAATTACCAAACTTATGTGTATGCGTCTATTTATAGATTACACACGCTAAATAAAGTTAAATATAATTAACACTAAGCCACTATAAGAAAACAAACGAAAAAGAATAAAACAAAGGAATAAAAAGGAAGATAATACGCTGAAAATCATGTTTTTATGTGTCATCAAATATAATTATCTTTGCGCATTAGCAATAGTGTGTAATGAACTTTTGGCGGCATATAGTAAACTATTTCAAACGTGAAAACAATAGCGGCGAGAACCCCGGCGCACCACGCACCGGGGCTACGTCGCTTTTTGTCTATGGCGACCAAACCGCTATGTGTGTCGCTACCGTTTTCCGCTGTGTTAAGTTGCTTAGTGAAAGTGTCGCTAACCTGCCGCTGCAATACCTCAAACGTAAGGACGGTATTTTTACCGAAGTCAGTAACGACAGGCTCGACTATCTACTAAACGTGCAGCCGGACAATGCCATTAACGCATTTGATTTTTGGCGGCAAGTAGTACAGGAGTTACTATTAGACGGTAACGCCTACATCGTGCCAGTGTATAACACTGTCAGCATGGAATTAGACCGGCTGGCACTATGTGAGCGTGGCACGGTCATGCACGATACGATACACGACACCTACACAGTGCGCGATCTAAATAACGGTATTAGTGGTGTATATACCGAGGACGAGATTATACACATTAAGGGTCTAACCCTGCGTAATAGCAAAAAAGGTGTTAGCGTGCTGACGTATGCACGGCTCACAATGAATATCGCCGCGACTGGCGACCAAGAAACGCAAAACAGATTTGCCAACGGTGGCAATGTGCGCGGCATAGTGTCTAACGATACCAGCGTGCGCGGTTTCGGCGAGTATCAAGACAAGCAGTTAGAGAAAACCGCCGAGAACTTAGACAGCCGATTTCAAGGAGGTGAAAGGATTGTTAGCCTACCGGGGCAGGTGGATTTTAAGCAAATTTCGCTTAGTTCCACCGATATGCAGTTTTTGGAAAGCCGCAAATTTACGGTTATCGAGATTTGCCGATTTTTCAGTGTACCGCCGACGTTTGTATATGCCGACACCAGCAACAATTACAAGACTGTCGAGCAGGCCGACGTGGATTTTTTAAGCCACACACTAAACCCCCTACTGCGTAACATCGAGATAGAATTACGCCGCAAACTTATTGCACCGTCGCTGTGCCGTAAATACAAATTCAAGTTTGACCGCCGCGAGTTATTCGCGTGTGACCTTAACGGCATGATGAACTACGGCACCAAACTTTTGCAGATTGGTACGACCGTAAACGAGGTGCGCAAAATGAATAATCTGGCACCTGTCGAGGGCGGCGACACGGTAATGGTGTCGGCAAACCTGCGAGGTATAAACGAAATTGGGGGCGCAGCCGCAACAGCCGGAAGCACCCGAAAACAAAAATAATGACAATGGCGACGAAAAGGAATAAAGACACCGAGGTAAAACGCACCCTGCGTATCGACTGCGCAGAACTGCGCGTGCGCGAAGCGGCCGAGGGCGAAGCCCCCAGCCACACTATTACCGGGTACGCTATCCTGTTTAATACCCCATCCGCGCCGCTATGGAGCGACGAGGACAGCGAGGCACGCGAAGTTATCGCCCCGGAAGCCATCACCAAAGAACTGTTAGACGGCTGCGACATTAAGTTTACCATGTACCATGACCGCCAGCTGATTTTAGGGCGCAGCAACAAAGGCACCGGCACGCTGGAGTATTTCGTAGATGATAAGGGCGTAGGCTTTAATTTGGAGCTGCCTAAATCACCTAACGGCTACGAGGCGTTAGAACTTGTTAGCCGTGGCGACATATCCGGCTGTAGTTTCGCTTTTACTACCCGGTACTGGGATAGCGATTTTGTCGAGCGCACGGCAAAGGTGGTAAACGGTGCTACGCAGATAACCTACACCGTCAAGGCGGTTACAGGTGTGTATGATTTTACGCTGGCGGCTGACCCTGCCTACCCCGATACATTGGTAGAGACACGCGAGTTTACCGCCGGACTGCGCGAAGTGGAGAAACCCACCCCGGAAGAACCCCAACCCGATAACGAAAAAATGCGTAAGCAGCTGCGTGAAATGCGCCGCGCTGCCGCGCAAGAGTTGATATAAATTTTAACCTCTAAAAAGTTTCAGTAATGGAAAAGAAGAAACCCGAAAAACTGAACGTGCGCGAGTTGGTAAATAAATATCAAGCCAACTGCGACCGTATCAGTGAAATTGCCGAAACCTGCGAAAAAGAGCAGCGCGAGCGCACCAAGGCCGAGGACACCGAGTTTAAGGTACTCGCACGCGAAAACCAGTTGCTGCAAATGAAAATGCAGGTAGCCGCCGCAGAGCATCTGCGCGAGAACCCCAACGCCGCCGCCGCCGCATCACGTATTATCCGCGAGAATATGCAGGCCGGTAAGCAGACACAAATTTTGCTGGTGCGCGACCTTATGATGGTAGCGGACACAGCCGACAGCGCAGTGGTGCCCCTCAAAGTGCAGGACATTTTGACACCGCTCACCGAGGGCCTCATACTCGATAAGGTAGGTTTGCCTATGCCTACAGGTCTGGCCGGTGACTACGTTTGGCCCACATACGAGGCTGCCGAGGCCACTATTGCCGGCGAGGGTGTCGCCCTGACCGATACAAAAATCAAACTGGGTAAGCTCACCGCGACCCCTCAGCGTATCGGTATCGCTATACCCATCACACGCCAAACCATCATACAGACTGAGGGACTTATCGAAACAATCGCTAAGAACCTCATGCCGCTGGCGGTGGCTATGCTCATTAACAAAATCCTTTTCAGCACTACAAAGGTAACAGGTGCTACCACACTGGTAGGCCCGTATGTCGGCGTAGCGGCTAAGGACGTTTTCAGTTTCAGCGCAGAACCCACGTTCAAGGAGTTCAACAGCATGAAGGCCGCCGTACTGGCTACCGGCGTGGACGGTGAGCATCTTTGCTGGGTTATGACAAAAGCGCAAAAGGCCATCGCCGAAGCAACCCCCAAGGATGCCGGTAGCGGCATCATGGTTTGCGAAAATGACCGTATCGCCGGACTGCCGGTATTTACCACTCACTGCATCGGTGAGGGTAACATCGGTTTGGGCGATTGGCGTTACCAGCCTATGGGACTTTTCGGCGATATTTCGTTTGTAATCGACCCCTATAGCCAGGCCCGCAAAGACGCTGTAGATTTCGTGCTGAATGTAAACTATGGCACCACCACCCTGCGTAAAGAAGCGTTTAAGCTGGGTAAGGTGGCCGCCGGTACTGGTGCATAAATAAAAGTTTTCCGCTATGGCTGTAGTGAGTTTGGCATTATTCAAAAAACACGTTAGGGCCGACGATTTCGCCGACGACGACGAGTATTTGGCACATCTGTTAGAGGCGGCTGAGGTGTCGGTAATCACCGCGACCAATCGCACCGAGCAAGAACTAACCGACGATAACGCCGGGGAGTTTCCGGCACCTTTGAAGCACGCCGTAATGATGCTGGCGGCGCACTGGTATAACCAGCGCGAGAGTGTCAGCAGCGTACAGATGCACGAAGTGCCGGACGCACTACAGGCATTAGTTAAACCCTATCGAAAACTGGTAAACGATGCAAGCAGGGAGAATGAAATATAAATTGGTGCTACTGAAGCCGGTTAGCGATGCTGACGGTTTCGGTGAGGAAACACCGACATACAAAGAGTTCCGAACTGTGGCCGCCGAGCGTGTAAAAACAAGTGGTAGCCGTAGTGAGGAAGTCGGCGAGCATTTCCCGGACTATCGCGCCGAGTTCAACATACGCGACGCCCACCCGGTAGGGGAGAACTGGCGTGTAAAGCAAATGGGCGGCTATGAGTACACGGTAACTAACATTATACCCAACATCGACAGGGGCATGAAAACCTTAATTTGTGAACGTGTAAACAAATAATCTATGGCGGCGACAATGCAATACGACGACGAGGATTTACAGCGGTTATTTGCCGAAATGGATACCAAAAAGCGGCTGAAAGCCCTAAAAGGTGCTTTTAGACGTGAGGCTAACAGGGTGCGCAAAACCGCATTAAATAATCTGCGTGGAAGCATCCGAACCGACAAAGATTTAGAGCGTGGAGTACGCGCCGTAGTGTTTAAGCGTAAAGCCGGGTTTCGTGTCACCATCGGCACTAAAAAAGCCGGAAAAAGTGGCAAAGAATACGGATTTCATATTAACCGCAAAGGGCTTAAAAAACCTGTACTGATATGGGCTGAAGCCGGTACCAAGTGGCGAAAATCAAAAAGGGCTACACGGTATTTGGTAGGCGGCAAATGGAAAACAGGACGGACACGCGGATTTATGAAACGATACGGATTTATGGCAAAGACCGCAGACGACGTGCGCAACAGCGTTACAGGAAGTTTGCATAACGAACTAATTAACAGTGTAACTAAAGTAGCAAAAAAATATGGCTGTACCTAAAACATCATTAAGTGCCGGGGCGATTATCCGCGCCGTATTGCTGGAGGATGCCGAAGTAGCCGCAAGGACTAAAAAGATTTTCCCGGTGGCAACCGATAGCGCGGAACTGCCATACATCTTATACCGCCGTACCTCACTGTCGCCCAATCCGCAGAAAAGCGGACAGCCCGGCGCAGACGAAATACAAATAGAGGTCATTTGCTTTACGGAGCGATACGGCGAGGGTGTAGAACTGGCTGAGGCGGTACGCGCCGCATTAGACCAAGTGACCGCCGAACATGACGGAATGAGGTTACGCGGATGCTATCTATGCGACAGCGAAGAAGCCTACCAAGATGATGCCTTTGTACAGCAGTTAGTATTTAATGCAAAAATGTAGAACCGCGCAAAAGCGCATAGGAGCGCGTTAGAGCCACGGAGATAACAAATATAGTAAAAGTATCACCCGACACCCGAAACGCGCTTAAATCGAAAATTTACTAAAATTTTAACATTTATAAACAATATGGCGACAACAACTAAAACCGGCTACTGTAATGGTAGCGATATGCTGTTATATATCGGTGGCAAGGCTGTGGGCCATTGCACCAGCCATAAATCGACGTTTACCAGCGAAACAAAAGACCGCGCCGTGAAACCTGCGGCTAAAAAAAAAGTATCGTCCGGGCTGTGGAAAGGCAAAGGCGTAGTAGGTCTAAGTTACTCAATTTCGGCCGAGGGACTTGTATTCTACGGCGAAAGCGAAACCGGCTTTAAAGCACTTTTGAAAGCGTGGAAGTCGGGCAAGAGCATCGACGTTAAGTGCATGGAACGCGAGAAAGACACCGAACCCTACTTAGCCGGTAAATGCGTTATCGCGTCACTGGACCGCGACGACCCCGCACAGGACGACAGTAGTTACAGCGTTCAACTTGAGAACGACGGCGAACCCGAAACGCTCAACGAGGACGCAATTACAGAAACCCCCGAAGCAGAAGCGCCTGAAGCATGAAACGCATCGAAATAAATATAAACGGCACGGCATACCCCTGTAGCCCCACTATGGGGGCTATGCTGCGTTTCAAGCAGGAAACCGGCCGAGAGATTACCGAGATAGACCCCACCAGTTTTAGCGACCTATGTACCTATCTATGGTGCTGTGTAGTGTCGGCGGCAAAGCGCGAGGGCAAACCGTTTGATTTGTCGCTGATGGAATTTGCCGACAGCCTCACCCCGGAAGATATGACGGAGTGGAACGAGGCTATAACCGCCGAGGCTGAACCTAGAGGCGACGCGGACGGTGAAAAAAAAAGAAAACGCAAATAGGGGTCTATGACCTTTTAGGTATCGCCGTCGGCTGTATAGGAATGTCGCACGATGATTTTTGCAAATGTACTTTTGGCGAGTTTGAAAACATCTGCAAGGCATGGCGCGAAATGACCGAGGGGCAAAACCGCGACGCATGGGAACGCGCCCGGACGGTAGCCGCGATAATCATACAGCCGCACGTCAAGAAGAAAATAACGCCCAAGCAGCTTTTACCGCTGCCGGGGGATAAGAAAAAACAAAACCACCGAAGCGAAGCCCCCCAGCTCACCGCAGAGGAAAAACGAAAACGATTTGAAGAAGTAGCGCACCGATTAGGCGACGAAATAAACCAGTAAACCGTATGGCAGGAAAAGGCACCATATCAATTACATTTAAGCTGGACGGCGACGGCAAAGGCTTTAGGGCGATAGCACAGGATGCTAACGGCCTACGCGCCGTTATGGCTTCCACGCTTGAACAGTCAGAGGCGTTAAAAACGTCGCTGGTTAATTGGAGTGCCGCCGTACAAGGTTTGCAAGGCGTTGACCGAGCCGTAAACCAAATAGCCAACCAGTTAAATTCTATCATCAGCGAGAGCGAGGGATTTAACAAGGCTATGAAAGAGGCTAACACGATGGCTGGGAAAGACAGCGCAGGGTTTAAGCAACTCAAAGACGAGGTAGCAGACTTAGCAAAGGAGATACCTATAGCACGCGACCTACTGGCTAACGGCCTCTATCAAACAATATCTAACGGCGTGCCGGAAGATAACTGGATAGAGTTTTTGAATACGTCGGCCCGGTCAGCTGTAGGCGGTTTGGCTGATATTAACAAAGTTGTTGGCGTAACCTCTACGCTAATCAAAAACTACGGTTTGGAGTGGAGCGCGGCGGCCGACATACAGGACAAAATACAGCTCACCGCCAAAAACGGCGTAACCTCATTTGAACAGTTAGCGCAAGCCCTGCCGAGAGTAACAGGTAATGCCGCCACGCTGGGCGTGTCTATCGACGAACTTATGGGAACCTTTGCCACGCTTACAGGCGTGAGCGGTAACACGGCCGAGGTTTCCACACAGTTAGCCGCGATATTTACCGCGCTGGTCAAACCTGGCAGTGAGGCTGCCGATATGGCGGCTAAGATGGGCATACAGTTTGATGCCGCCGCAATACAAGCCGCCGGAGGTTTTCAAAATTTCCTAACCCAGTTAGACGGTAGCGTTAAGGCATACGCACAGGCTAACGGCTTGCTGGAGCAGGAGGTATATAGCAAACTGTTTGGCAGTGCCGAGGCTATCCGCGCTCTGATACCTTTGCAGGGCGAGTTAGCAGACAAGTTTACTGCCAACGTCGCCAACATGGTAAACAGTGCCGGTACGATGGATGCCGCCTACGCTGACATGAGCAGCCACGGCGAGGCTGTAAACCAAATGCTGCGTAATCAATGGGCGGCTTTTATAGATATTATCGCCGAGGTCACATCTGCCGCACAGCCGTATATCAATTTTACCGCCGGACTACTTAGCACCGGGTCAAGTGCGGCGATACTTATTACCACGTTTAAGCAGCTCAACGTACAGCAGACGTTAGTAGCCGCACGCGCTAAACTTGCAAGTGTAGCGATGGTTGCTTTAGGGCTACGCGGTAAATCTGCCGCCGCTGTGGTGCGTGTTTTCAGTTCCGCTATGAAAGGCGGCGCGTACAGTGCCACGGCTCTAAAAATCGCGCTACGCGGTTTGTTAATCGCTACTGGTATCGGTGCGGCTATCGCGGCGGTTACTACCATTATCGAGTTTTTCGTAAATGCCGCCGACGATGCTACCGAGAGTGCCGAGAAGTTAGACGACGCGACCGACGACTATACCCATGCCGCCGCCGCCGCCAAAGTGCAGATAGACCGGGACGTTAAAGCACTGGGCGACCTCATTAAAGCCAAAAAGAATACAAAGGAGGCCGTACAACGTCTAAACGAAACATACGGCGAACTTTTCGGCGCACATAAGACCGCCGAAGAATGGTATAAAATACTTACAGAAAAAAGCCAGCTATATATAAAGCAGATTGGCTACGAAGCACAGGCGAAGCAGTTAGCCGCAAAAATCGCCGAGGCTTCGATTAACAAAGAACTGGCGGCCGAGCGTAAAGCCGAGTTAGAGCGAGCCGGAAAGCATAAGACTACACAAGTGCGCACCGCCGGAGGTAGTAACACCGGCTATGTGCAGACTTATACGGTAGAAGTCGAAACCGAGGAATACAAACAGGCTAAAAAGGACATGGCCGATGCTGCCGCAACCGAGGCAGAATTACAAAAGCGGTTAGATGTCATTACCAAAAAGACAGGCGAGGTTAGCGCGGAAATAAACCGTGGGCTGACTGGTGCTAATTCCGAGGTTAAGGTTGGTGAAATGACATGGCAACAGCTAACCGATGCTATCGACAAAACCGAAAAGAGCCTAAAAAATACAACTGATACCGCCGAGATTAAGCGGTTACGCGCCTATAACGACCAACTTAAAGCGCGTAAAAAGGTCTTAGAGAGTATGACCGGGTTAGGCACCCAGCGCAGCGTAAAAAAGAAAACTGCCGTAGCTGACCCCAAGACATACGAGGAACTAAGCACCAATATTGAAATTTATAAAAAGAAACTCACCGGGGCCGACACCGAGGAGCAGCGCGTTATACGCGAAAAAATAGCACGCTGGGAAAAGGCACGCGAGGCTATCGAACTGGTACAAAAAGCGGCTGAACGCCCGGCTACGCTAAATACGTTAGAGGACATAGACCGCGAAATAAGTTACCAGCGCACTTTACGCCAAAAGGCTACCGCCGAGAATATCGCCGGGGTAGATGCCGAAATAAAGCGGCTGGAGGAACTGCGCGGACAGTTGGAGCGTAGCGGCTTCGCGCCTACGCCTATAGCCGACATTAAGACGTATGAGCAGCTTGGCCGTGAACTGGCATACTATACCGCTCTACTGGAAAAAGCGGACGCGACCCAGCGCGTTACCGTGCAGAAAAGTATTAACGACCTCAACGAACTAAAAAAGGCATGGGACTATGTTTTAGACGACTTGAATAAACCTGCGGATATTTCCGCATTGGATTCCATCGGGGAATTGGAGGCGGCCATCAGCTACTACCAGCAGAAGCAGAAAAAGGCCAGCTGCGACGAAATTCAGGACATACAGGAGATTATCGAGGCGCTTGAAAGGAAGCATGCAGCCTTACAGCGTGGTATAGAGATACCGTCACTGCAGAAAGAAGTAAGCGAAGTCAATGCACTGACGGGGCGTGACTACACCGTAAAAATAAAGGGCATGGGTTTTGACGCCCTTACAGAAAAAATCAGGGCTCTTCAAAAAATGCTGGATGATACGGAAAACCCCGTTACAGACCAGCAGCGCTCGGATATAGAAAGCCTTATAGCGACATACGAACAGTGGCGCAAAGAGGGTATTAACGCTTTTGACACTTTGCGTCAAGGATGGGACGGTATTAAAGGTATCGGCGGTGGTATAGAAGGTTTGACAGAAACACTCAAGGGTAACGGCAACGCGTGGCAGACTGTTACCGGCATAGTGGATGGCTTTTTGCAGATATACGACGGCGTTAAGGCCGTTGTAGACATTGTCAACATGCTCAGTGAGGCATCGGCATTGTTCACGACAACCAAGACCGCCGAAGCGGTGGCCGTCGGAGCGTCAACTGGTGCACAGGTTGCCGAAGCGGCAGTCGCGGAAACCACTGCTGTGGCGCAGATTCCTGTGATAGCGGCCAATAAGGCCGCAGCTGCAAGTTATATGGAGCTGGCTGCTGCTGCGTACTTTGCCGCCCACGCATACATACCTTTTGCAGGGTTCGGTATCGCTTCCAGCTTTGTCGCCGCTTCTGCCGCGATTGTAGAGGGTATAGGGCTGATGCCGTTTGCCAACGGGGGTATCATAAGCGGCCCAACAATAGGGCTTATGGGCGAGTATGCCGGGGCGTCGAACAACCCCGAGGTCGTGGCGCCGCTCGACAAACTCAGGACTATGCTCAAGCCCTCCGATCCGGGTTTGGCCGGGTCGGTGGTGTTCAGGATTGAGGGGAGAACCCTGGTCGGTGTGATTGAAAAAGAAACAAAAATCAAAAAAAGGAGCTGATGGCGAAACATCCCAGATACATGGGGGAATTTCTAAGCCGTGCCGGTGTGGTGTGGCGTGTGGAGATATTGCAGGAGGCCGACGAGGCGTTTGCCAAAATCGGCTCCCTCGATTTCGATGCCGACGACGCCCTGGTCATAGAGTGGGGTGAGGGCGCGAAGGAGCAGGTGATATGCGGAAGCACGGCCACCCTCAAGGTGATAAGCCCCGGCGACAGGACGTATGAAGACCTGTACACGATTGCAGCCGGGAACATCCGCATGGACGTCTACGGTGACAGCGCCCTGTATTGGAGCGGCATGCTCGACCCCGAGTTCTACGAGGAGCCTTACGAGAAGGCTTCCGGCTATACCGTGGCCCTGACGTTCTCGGATTTCGGAATATTGGATCGTCTGAAATACGACCGCTCGGGGCTGTGCAGCGTGTATGACACGGTGTGCCTCTGTGTCGGGAGGGCGGGGATAAACGCCGTTACCGACCGGGGGCTTATCAGCACCTCGCTTATTCCCGGCGGGGACAAACTCGACCTTACGGAGATACTTGTGAGGGGTGAGAACTTTTATGACGAGGACGGGGAGGCATCCACCCTCAGGGAGGTGTTGGAAGGCGTTCTGCAGCCGCTCGCACTGCGAATCACGCAACGTGCCGGGCGGGTATATGTCTACGACCTCAACGCCCTTTACAACAGCACCCCAGTTACCGAGGCGGTATGGGACGGCGACAGTCAGACGATGGGTGTAGACCGCGTGTATAACAACGTCAAGGTCACCTGGAGCCCGTATGCGCAGAAGGACAATATCAACCGGGAGGAATGCTGGGAACTCCCGACCGACCCCGACATTTCGGCATTGCGCAAGCCGGAAGGTCTCAAGCACGGCGAAGCCACATTGTTCTCATACCTGCAAAGCCCCGACCCTGCCGACTGGGTGGGTTCCGACAGCCCTGGTTTCACCATATGGCTTAGTGACAAGGGTAAGAATGCAGAAATTGTACACAATGCGGCCAAGTTTTACAAGATTGTGCCGCAGTTCGACGGTTCGGAAAGTGAGGGAATCGCCGTAAAATGGCCGTACATGCACCTTTACGGTGTCGGCACGGGCGGGGAAGGCGATGATGCAATCGCGGCTGCTTATGTGAGACATGTAAGTCACGGTATGGATGCCGCTGATGTGTTTGTCTCTAACAGGGGCAATGGCGGAGGTACGATATTCAAGACAACGCCGGTTGATATTCCACCCGCAGACGAGACTGGGAAGCTTGCAATATGGGTTAAAATGGAACTGTTGGCCGATTATCGGTTCAATCCGTTTGAGGAATTAAGCAAATATATTTTTTTGGGTACGCCGTATGATTTATTCCCTCCATCACTGGCGCAATGGGAGGCGTCATGGAAGGCCAACGGTAATTTCCTGTATGTGCCTGTAGCCATCAGGTTTCAGCCGAATGGTTCAGATACCGTATATCGTTGGGATAACCGCTCGGCTCTAAGTGCAGACACCCGTAACAAACCCACCCGCACGTTGTCGAAAACATACGGGGTGTGGATACAGGATGACCCGCGTAACAATGCCACAGGCTATTTGAGCTATTACGATGTGAACGACCGGGAGGGGACATCCGCTATAGGCGGGTGGCGCACAAACCGCCCGGGTATCAACCCTCATACAGCATCCCTGGAAATCGCCTTACAGAAGGCAGATGACGGACAACCGCTCCCGTATCCCCCGGCAGGGAAGTCAGGCGGTAAGATGTGGGTCGAGGTGTTGTGGGGGACATGGCGGGCAGCAAAAGGTGGCACACGGCTTACCGACCCACAATATTACGCGCTCGGTGGTAAAAACACATGGATATTGTGCAAGCTCCCTGAAATAAAGATATGCAACAATACTCTGTTCTCACGGGAAATCAGCAATGACGATGTGGAATACAGCGCGCAGATAAATGCCGATGCCAAGGAGGATCTGGAAATCGACACGGTTTGCGGGACGAGCGCGGAGGGGGTTCCAGCAGCCCGTGGCGCGTATATCTCCGCATCGGACGGCAAACAGGTACGGACGATGTGCCGTGCAGGCCGGGTGTCGCAGGCCGAGGATTTGCTGATAGGCACAATGTTCAGCCAGTACGCCAGGCGGCATACCACCCTGTCGGGGGAGATGCGGATTGCATCAGGCGGCCTGTCGGTATATACGGAAGCCAACCAGGATGCGAAAAAATTCCTGCTTTCGGCAGACACACAGAACCTGATAAAGGACACCAGCGAGGCGGTGCTGACAGAGTTAAGCCCCGACGAATATAAGAAAAACAACGAATCCTAATTATGGATAAGAAATACGATTTGGTTTCCAATAACCGCGAGGGACGTCCCAGGAGCAAAAGGCTTCGGAAGCTCGGCATCGCGGGAAATCCCGGTGGCAGTTCGGTCGTAATCAACCAGGGCGCAGGCGCACCGGCAAACCCGGTTGAAACCCATACGCATGACAATAAAAGGGACTTAGACCGTATAACTACCGATAACGACGGCTATGAATACCTTACGCGAACCATCGAAAAGATAGACGGGGAAACCAATGAGATAACGGTGGAGACCGTCACCGAGAAAGTCAAAGCCGGGCATGCCGATTACGCGGATGTCGCAAACGACCTCACTGAAAACAGCCCGGCAAACGACCGTTTCATTTCCAAGAAAAAGGATGACCGCACGCCCTACAAGGTGTCGTCGGACAAAGGGTTCGAGGCCGGCA